TTTTTAACTGCTGACAACAGGAAAGATAAACAAAATGCAGCTTATGAAATATATACTGTCCTACATCATACAACAGATAAAAAAGGTAACATTCCTCTTAGAGCAAAATTTCAAACTAAACGTAAATTAAAAAAATATTTTAATGAGTAATCAACTAGACTTATACATTCAAAGCTTACAAGAAGAAAAAGCTAAAGAAGAAGAACAAGAAGAGCAACAATCTTTTTATACTTCTACATCTGAAACTCCTGAAGGCTATGACACCTTTGTAACTGAACCTACGACAGAACGTGAAGTAAACCCTTACGATTCTACTCCGGGTAAAACTACACTTACTGAACTTAGAAATGACCCTGAGTTTGCTCAAAGAGCTTCAAGGTTTTTAGATGGTGTTGGTAGTAATGATAATATCTTTGAATACCTTAGAGACTCTGACTATAGTTTAAGTGCTGCTGCTGTTCGTTCTTTTCAAACAGGTAAATGGACAGAAGAACAAAAACAAGACTATGCATATTTAAGAGAAAGATTTAATAATGCAGACATAGGTAATTGGAAAGAAAGATTTGGTATGATAAAAGATATTGGAGTCGATATAGTTACTGACCCTTTTAATATTGCTGCTGCTATATTTGCTATTCCCAGTGGTGGTCAATCATTAACTGCAAATGTAGCTCTTAAAACAACTGCTCAACAAGCTATAAAACAACTTACTAAATCTCAATTAAAAACAAAAGCTATAAAAGATACTGCATTGTTTACTGCTGCTGAAGGTGCTGCATGGGGAGGACTACATAATTATTTTTTACAAGATATAGATATGGACTTAGGACTTCAAGACGATATTGACTTTACAAACATTGCAGCTACTACATTGCTGGGTGGAGCAATTGGTGGAGCTTTAGGTGGTGGTATTACTGCTGCTACATATGGTAGAGGTGCTAAAGAAGTTGCTAAGAAAGTAGACACAGATGTAGATACAGTACCTGTTACTAATATGCCTGAACCTTACCAACAACTAGAATTTAAATTTAGTAACGAAGAAGTTATAGAAGATGTTGCCCGTGCTAAAACAAGAAAAGAAATATTAGAAGAGTCTGAAATTGAAGAAGCATTAGTAGAGCCTTTAGAAAAATTAAAAGCTAAAGGTAAAAAAGCTCAAAGTATAGGCACGATTAAATTAAATAAATTTATAGCAAACACTGTAGGTAAACCAACTACAGAGTTTTTAAGTTACATAGATAAATCACCACAACTTCAAGCACTACTCAAAAAGTTTAGATATGACTATGATGTTACATTAACTAAAGAAGGTTCAGAGCTTGTAAAAGAAAAGTCTTATGGTTTAGCTGTTGGAGAAAGAACAGGTAAATATCTATATGGTTTAGCTAAGTCATTCAATGTATTAGACAGAGTAGGCTTTAGAGCTAGACTAGCTAAAGACCAACAACAACAATTAAATTCTTTATTAAGAGATAAAAAAGTAACTGGAACTAAAAGAGAAGCTCAAAGAGCAGGTAATAAAGTTTGGATAAGAGATTTAATAGGTAAAGAACATAATGGATTTATAGTAACAGAAGATGTTGCAGTTTCTTATGGTGGTAAAAACTTTGATGGCACTGAAGGTGTTAGAAATATACTAGATGAATCATTTAATGATTTAAATCGTGCAGGATTATTTAGACCTGATACTATTAATAAAGGTGGCTACTTTCCTAGATTATTTAATTATAAAGCTTTAAAAGAAAACAGAGAAAGATTTCAAAAAGATTTAATTGATGCAGGACACGCTGACCCTATAAATGAATTAGATGAAGTAATTATTAAAAATGCTGATAATGAAAAAATTAAAGGTGTTTTAGAAGATGCAGTTGGTAAAGATGAAAATGTGTTTGGTGTTAATTTTTTAGAACTTGCAAAGGGTGATATAGAATATGCTAAACAATTAAAAGCTTCTCGTATTGTAGGAGACATGCTTGAGGAAAGATGGACTCCTTTTGAAATTAAAATAATGATGAAAGGAAAACAAGCAGGAGATTCTGCTGGAAGATTACAAGCTAGAAGATTTACTAATCTTGATGATAATAAAATTGCATATGTATTAGAAGATGATACACAACAAATATTAGAAGATTATTTTACTAATTCTGCTAGGGCTATTGAAAGGTCTAATTATTTTGGTAAAAATATATTAGAATTTGAATCTAAGTTTCTAGTTAATAAAGGTGGAATTAAAGATGAATTAAAAGCAAGTGGAATGGGTGAAAATGAAGTTGAGGGAGTTCTTGATAATCTTAGAAATATGCACAAACGTGTAACTGGAATTGAAACAGATTCACAGTCTATGTGGAAAAAGAAGGGATGGGCAAGAAATGCTGCTGATTGGGGCAAACTAATACAACAGATGGCTCACCTACCTTTGGCTACTTTATCTAGTGTTACTGAACCTTTTTTACTTTTAAGTAGAGCAGGTAAATCTGATGCTCCTAAAGTTATAAGTGATATTGGCAATTCTATAGTTAAAGAAGGTGCTAGTGTTATGGACAGAACTATAAAAGGATTTCAACGTGGAGTCTTGCGTCAAAGAGTTAAAGGTATAAAAGATATAGATGATGAAGCATGGGGAGAACTATATCAAACTGGACTAGCTTTAGAACAAGCAGTTCAAGAAAGACTTGAAGGTCTTGCAGGTGAAGGACTACATGGTAGCGTAGCTAAAAATTTACAGCAAGGATTTTTTAAAGTTAATTTACTTACACAGTGGACAAGAGCTGTTCAACTTGCATCCTTTACTACAGGTAAAAGATTAATAAAACAAAATGCTGAAAAACTTTCTAAGGGTGGATTAGGTAAACGTAAAAGAGAATATCTTACTAAACAACTTGGAGGTTTAGGAGTTAAAGCAGATGATGCTGTTGCGTGGTATAAAAAATCTACAGTTAATGGTAAATGGGATGAAAATATAGCTCGTAGTCAAGAGTTTTATCAAGAACAATATACGTCAGGAGCTAATAGATTTGTAAAAGAAATTATACTTAACCCTAGTACTGCAGAAGCTAACAGACCTTTATGGTTTTCAACACCTGCAGCTCAGATGTTAATACAGTTTGCAGGGTATCCTACAGTGTTTACAAATACAATACTTAAAAGATTTTCATATGAGGCTGTTAATAGTCCAATGCAGTCTATACCAAAAGTATTACCAACAGTTATACTTATGAGTTCAGTAGCTCATATAGGTAATTATGTCAGGAGTCAAGGTAACAGTTTAAAAGATTATGAAACTGGTAGAGATAAAGACGCAGGTGAATTAATATTTGAAAGTGTTAGAAGATGGGGAGGGTTGGGTTTTCTTGATTATGTTTCTAGATATGATAATGAATATGAAAGAAATGTAGGAAGTACAACTGCTGCACTAAAAACTTTTGCAGGTCCATTACCTCAAGACCTTATAGATACTGTATTATATAGAAAAGGAATACCTGAAGTATTAGCAACTAATTTACCGGGATATTCTGCTTATGATTTAATGTTTGGAGAAGGAACTAAAAAGTCTTTAAGGGCTGCAGCAAGAGGAACATCTAGTAAAGATGAAGAATATAAAGTAAGACAATATTCTAAAGGTGGTATAGTTACTAACGTACCTAACGTCAAAGACGAACCTGATGAAATGATAAATAGAAATACAGGATTACCTTTTAACGCAACCTCAGAAGCTGCACAAGATATTGAAGATAGAGAATTAAAAGCTCAAATGGAAGGACTAGGTTTAAGAGAGCCTTTTGTAGTTGGTGGAATAGCAAAAGCTTTAACTAAAACTATTGATAATGCTTCTAGTAAAACAGGTCAAAAATTAAGAAAGAGTTATTTAGATAGAAAACATTTACAAAAATTAGACGATACTGTAGATGAAAGATTTGTAAGTTTAACAATGATAAAAGACTTATTAGAAGATAAAGATATTACTGTAACAGAAGCAGTAGATGCTTTAAAAGCTGGTGGATATAAACAGTCTGTAATAAATAAATTCATCAGACCATACAAGGAAATAGGATTATAATATGAACATAGAACTATGCAAACAAGAAATTAAAAGACACGAAGGCGAAGTACTAAACATCTATGAAGATAGTTTAGGATATAAAACTCTAGGAGTTGGACATCTTTGTCAACCCGAAGACCCTGAATATGATTGGGCAGTTGGTACATCTGTATCTCAAGAAGTAGTAGATATGTATTACGAAGATGACTTTGACAAACATTACATGGAAGCTATACATGTCTTTGGAAGCCATGAAGATTGGGATAACTTACCTGAAGTTATACAAAGAGTATTAGTTAATATGTGTTTTAACTTAGGAGGCTCTAGGCTTTCCAAGTTTCGTAACATGTTAAAGGCTTGTAGAAACCATGACTGGAAAGAAATGGCTGTGCAAATGGAAGACAGTCGTTGGTATGGGCAAGTTGGTAGAAGAAGTAAAGAATTACAAGATATGGTATTAGGAGCTTGAAATGAAAAAATTATTAAAAAACATAGTTGGGGCTGTTGCACCTACATTAGGAACTGCCTTGGGTGGACCAATGGGAGGAATGGCAGCTAACATGATATCAGAAGTGTTAGGTGTTCCTAATACTCCAAAGGCTATAGAGAAAGGATTAGCCGAAGCTACACCTGAACAAATGTTAGAACTTAAAAAAGCTGAACAAG